ATCAATTTCGGCAACCAGTTCGCTTGGAAGATTGCCGATGGCGACGCACCCGACCGGCGCGAGCGCGCGGGCCAAGCGGGTTGCTGGATCTTCAAGTTCAAAACCACTTGGGACATCAAAGTGGTGGACGCGAACAACCAGCCCATCAACGCGGCCATCCTGCGCACTGGCTTTTGGTGCGATGTGCTCGCCAACATCGCGGGCAACGGCAAGCTCGATCACACCGCCGGCCTCTACACCAATCCGGTTTTCGTCCGCTGGCTATTCCAAGGCTATGGAGACGAGATTTTCCCAGGACCGCAGGCCGACAAGGCCATGGGCGCCGCGCCGACACAGCTTCCACCAGGGGCACAGCCGCAGGCAAACCCTCAGCATGCCCCGCATGCGGGGCAACCGATGGCCAACCCAAATACGGGGACATACCCGCAGCATTCGGCCGGATCCCCGCAGGCGGGTGGCCAACAGGCCACATATACGCCGCCCGCTGGTATTGCACCTGGTGCATCCCCTTCTAGCCCAGGAGGTTGGCAACAGCCGCAGGTAAACCCTCAATACCCGGCTATGGGCAATGGAGGACAAGGCGCGGCGCCGATGCCTGGAAACGCACCTAACGGAGGGCAGGGAGGCGGAAACCCTCAACAGGCGGCCCATGCTGGTCATGCGGTACCTGGACAACATCAGCCCTCATCGGGCCAGGCACATGGGAATGTGCCGAATGCGACGACATACCCTTCTAGCCCGAGCCCTACGCCGCAGCCCGGCGGCCCTGCCAGCGGCCCGGCTGCACAGGCGAGCGCATTGCCGGCCGGTGCCCACTATACGCAAGCGCAACCGGGCTCACCGACTGCATACCCTTCTAACCCTGTGCATGGCTTCGCTCACGGCAACCCTACCCCGAACGGTTGACCGCATGCCGTGAGCCTCGCGGCCGGTAGCCCCTGATACCGGCCGCACTTCCCTCAACCGCTTACCCACCCGCAAGGCCAACGAGTGGGCACGCATCCTCATGGCCAAATGGAACTTCACATGATCAAGCTGGAATTCAACGGGCTATCAGCCCAACAAGCGCACCACATGGTGGAAGCCTATGCCGAGGCAATGTCCTTCGTCACGCATGAGGCCGACGGCGTCGTATCGGAGCGGCAGGAAAAGGTTACAGATTTTGCTCTGCAATCTTATCGAAACAATGCAGCAGCCGATGCATTGGTTGGCGAGGCGGCCGACCAAGCCGCCGCGGCGGGTAAGGTCGATGGGCGCGGCGTGCCGTTCCATGGTGATTACCATTCTGGGAAGCTCAAAGACGATGGCACGTGGGGGCGTCGGCGCAATCACAACAAGGCGCTGGCCGACGCATTCGAGGCGCCATACCTTGCCCCAAAGCCCCCGCTTGCACCACAGACGGTTGCCACTACGGCGAGTACTGCCGCACCGACACCTAGCGCCACGCCCGTGGCCACGGCGCCGACAGACGGCACATGGTCCGTGCCATCGGCGAGCCCCTCGCCGGCCGCACCCTACGTGCCCACCGTCGAGGAATACAAGGCCAAGTGGGTTGACCTTTGCCAAAAGCAACAGGTGACCGGCGAGCACCAGAAGTTCATTGAGACGACGTTCAAGCATCACCCATGTGACCCGGCGTTGATGGCTATCGAGGCAAACCGCCTCGCCATCTGGGCGCATTTCGAGAACTGGGCGAACGGCGTCAAAGGGTTCTGATACCTGTGCGACGCGGCGAGCACCCTCGGGTGCTTGCCCACCTCTAGGAGATGATGATGCTCAAAACCATTAAAACTATGCTTGAAAGCATCCGGCGCCGCCTTGGCTGGTTGGCTCCGTGTCCGGCATGCCACGGCAACGCAAGGGAGATAATCAACTATGGAAACGGTGACATCAGAGACTTACCCTGTTCCATGTGTGACGGACATGGAAGCTTTCGAGCATATGCGCTTCGCCGAGACGCGGATATCGCTGCAATCAATGCGCCGCGACGCTGTGGCTGCCCTGAATGCAGCGGCGAGTGGGACCGTTATTAGTTGGGATTTGGCGAGCACTGGCAGATACAAACCGCTGTCGCCTCGCCGCGCACGCGAGTTCCGCGACCGTCACCTAAAGCATCTGTTCGGCGATCGTAAGCGGCGTGCCCAGCGCTGGGCAAACATCAACAGCAAACACGGCAGACAGATTGCCGAATACTTGAGCAGGAGGGGCGATAATGTCGCGCGGACCACGCAAAATTAGCGATGAAGACAAGAAACGCAAGGATCAAGGTGAGCCGCAAGAGGAAGATATTGCGGATGGCCTGCGCAAGAAACGCATTCCGGTCACCTTGCCCAAGGTCAAATGGAAAGATAGGGAGGATCCCAAATGAAACTCTATGTTGCTAGTAGCTGGCGCAATCCTCATTACTTTTCGGTAATAGAAGCGCTACGCAATCGAGAATTCAATGTTTGGGATTGGAGAAATCCGCCGACTGGTGGAAGTGGTTTTCGTTGGCAGGATGCGGGTTTTCCAGATTATCAACATGGTGACAAGGTTACGGCCGAACAATGGAATGCCGCCTTACATCATCCTGCTTCCGCAATTGGTTTCGCTTCCGATTTGTGTGGAATGAATTGGGCGGACGAAGGAATTCTATTACATCCTTGTGGAAGATCGGCCCATTTAGAGGCGGGTTGGATGGCAGGTAGAGGCAAAAAAGTCCACATTCTTGCAATGGAACCTGTTGAGCCTGATTTGATGATCTTGGCATTGAACGGTTCTCTTTGCGATAATCTTGACACATTGATTGAGAGAATTGGCAAATGACACCCGCAATCATCACCGGCGCCAACTGTCTGTTGACCGCGCCAACCGACTGGGATGCCGCCACCCACGGCGAGTGCTGCTCGCTCGCCGTGCGCAAGGACGGCGACACCGTGCAAAGCGCCTGGATCCCCGACGCTGACGAACTGGCGGCCCTCAATGCCGGCGGTGTCGTGGTCCTGACGCTCTACGGCGCAATCCCGCCGGTGTCGCTCCATGTGGAGTAACTCGCTGGTCCGCCTGTTGCACGGCGCTTTCGGTATCTGGTGGCTCACGGCCGAGGACAAAGCGCTTTGCCGTGAGGTTTACACCGAGTACCTGCGCAAGCCGCCGGCCGGCGGCAACTGGATCGCCAGCCGCTATGGTCGCAATGGATGGAACTTCGCCAAATGCATCGGCGGCGAAGGCGGCACGGTAAGGCTGTGCCGCTGGACCGAACCGCCAATCATCCTAAAAAACCCTGCGAGATTTCAGAGATAATGCCCCAAGTATATGACACCGAGGCTTTCCCTAATTTCTGGTCGATGTGCATCAAGCCCATGGGCGAGCCCGGTGTTTTCTACGAGATCTCGGACAGGCGTCGCGACAATGCTGCCCTGTGGCGCCACATCGCTGCAACGGACCAGATGATAGGCTTCAATAATCTCGCCTATGACTGGCCGATGGTCCAACATTTTATGGAACATCCCGACATCGATGCGGCCGGCATGTACGCCAAGAACCAGGAACTATTTGCGAGCAACGATCGCTTTAGCAACATCATCTGGCAACCGGCCGTGCCGCAAGTTGATCTGTTCACGATCCACCATTTCAATAATCGCGCCAAGTCCACCAGCCTAAAGAAACTCCAGTTTAACATGCGATCCAAGAATGTAATGGATTGCCCTATCCCATTTGGGGTACATCTAAACTATGACGAAATGGATATCGTCTTAGGTTACAACGCGCACGACGTGACGGAAACTGAGCGGTTCTATCACGAGAGCAAAGACAAGATTGACCTTCGCTGCGCGATCAATCCCGAATGGATCAACCAGAGCGATACTGGCCTCGGCCGCCGCTATTTTGAACGTGAGCTAAAAGCCCTCGGCGTGGAAACCCACGGCCGCAACGAACTGGGCAAGCGCGTGCCGCTCCAAACGCCCAGGCCGGACGGCGTCAAGCTGCGGGATGTGATTTTCCCCTACATCCATTTCGCGCGGCCAGAGCTTGCCCACTGCCTCGATACCTTCCGGCGTGTCTGGATCGATGAGACGGGAAGCTTTGCGCTGCTCGACGGTAACGCCTGGTCCTCGCACAGCTTCCTGCTCGACGGCGTCGCGGTTACCGCCGGCCTCGGCGGCATTCACGGTTCCATCGATCGCAAGATGGTCCTCGCCGACAGGCACCACGACATCATCGATGTGGACGTGACGAGCTTCTATCCGAACATCGCCATCAAGAACCGCATCTTTCCTGCCCACCTCGGCCCGGCATTCTGTGACATCTACGCGGCCCTGCTCGCGCGCAGGCTCCAGAGCGCCAAGGGAAGCCCCGAGAACCTCGCAATCAAGCTGGCGCTGAACAGCGTCTACGGATCCGCCGGAAGCCCCTGGACGTGTTTCTTTGACCTTGCATGGATGTTCGCCGTGGCCATCAACGGGCAACTGCTCATCCTCAAACTGGCCGAGATGATGCTTGCCGTGCGCGGCGTGCGCCTGGTCCAGCTCAACACGGACGGAGTGACGGTCGTGTGCCCCGTCGAGCAGCGGGAGGCGCTCGCCCACGCCTGCGCGCAATGGTCGGCCGCGTCTCTCATGCCGCTCGAAACGAACCGCTACAGCCGTATGTGGGTGCGCGATGTGAACAACTACCTCGCCGAGTATGCCGAGACAGGCAAGCTCAAGCGCAAAGGCGCCTACAATCCCGAGCGGGAATGGCACCAGAACCACAGCATGCCCATCATCCGCCACGCGGCGGAAGCGGCCATGGTGCGCGGCGAGAACCCAGAGCAGTTCATCGCCCAGCATGACAACCCGTGGGACTTCCTCATGCGCCTGGATCTCAGCAAGTCCAGCCACCTCCAGCTCGATGACGGGACCAGCCAACATGGCATCGTGCGCTATTACGTCAGCCCCACCGGCCGGAGCGCGGTCAAGCACATGCCCAAGACGACGACGCGGATCCATGCCCGTGGGCACGCCGACGTGATCGGCCGGCGCGGATCCTGGTGCTGCACGGCCTGCTATTCGTTTTTCCCCACCAAAAAAGAATGGGAAGCCCACGCCGACGCCGAGCACGCCAGCAAGCTGCGGCTCGCACAGCAATACAACGGCGAGCCCATCGACTACGACATGAGGTTCTATGCCGGCGAGACAGAAAAACTCATCATTAGGGAAAGGTTTTATCCATAAATAAAAATTATTTACATTTTAGTATTGACAACCGCCCATAAGCAGCCCATATTAGTAATCAGAAGCAACGGAGGAAGTCAGATGAAACTCTACAAATACATACTCAAGCACTACGGAGAAACGGAAGATCAAGAACTAGCAGAAATCTTCGGAGACCTACACAGACACCTAACAGAAGGAACCGGAAACAAAGACGAGATTGGACACCGGTTCGCAAAATGGGAAAAGAGGGGGATTTAATCCCCCAACTATTTTAAAATTAGTTATTGACAACCGCCCATAAGCAGCCCATATTAAGTACATAGAAAGACGAACCGGCGCTGCGAAGGTCCCGAGTAAATCGGGGGAACCCTAGAAAAACCAGCGGAAACCGGGGAGGACCTAAAAAGTCCCTGTCCTAAAATAACCGACGCTTTATGCGGTGGGATTAGACCCACCGTATGGGAGACTAAATAAATGGCTAAAGTTGTTACGATATTAGCAGCCGCACTGATGATCTCAACTGCTTCGACCTGCCAGGCTGAACCGCTCACGCCTGGCAATTATTGTGAACATCTTGGAAATACTTGGCAGGGTTTCAAATGTGCATGGAAGGCACAACGTTCCGTCGATTTGATGAGACGTGCTGACCATGACGAAGTTGAAGCAAACTTTGCTAGAAACGAAAACGACAAGGTTTGGTACAAAAACAGCGCCGCAATGAGACGGCTCAAAGCTGAACAATACGCCGAAGAATACCGCCGGACATACGCTCCCAAGTAAAGCACGAGACGGTCGGCCCCGCGAGGGGCCGGCTGATCCCACCGCATAGCGCGTCGCTATAACCCCGCAACATGGTCACACAGGAGACGATATTATGACCACACCCGCACAGATTAAAGCATTGCTCGCCGCGCACGAAGCTGGCGGCGCACAGAACACCGGCGTCAACACCCGCAACGGCAGCAACCTGCGGATGATCAAACGCCTTGTCGCCGATGGCCTGCTTACCGCCGAATATGCGATCACGGAGCGCGGCAAGGAAGCCCTGCGGCACGCCGGACACCTGAAGGACAAGCGCTCCTTCAAGGTCCGTTACGAAGGCGAGATCTGGACGATAACCGCACCGGCCGTCGCCACCAAGGCCATGCTCGCCGAGTTCGCCGCTCGCATGTTCACCGCAACCGTTATCTAATACCCTTGCCGCCGGGCTATGCCACTGGGAGGCCCGGCGGCTTCTTTGCTCAAGCTCAACAGGAGAAGACATTATGAGCATGAAGCCGATGCCTGACAACGTCGCCGATCAGCTCGCCGACGCGCGCAAGGTCGCAATCCACTGGATCAACATGCAGCGGAAGGCCGATTTGCACCTGATCAACACCGGCCGGCGTGACAAATTCATTGGCCACGAACTCCGCGCGGTCCGGTTGCGCGGCGAGATGGCCATGCAAATCATCGAGACAATTAAACGGGAGTACCCCACGCGATGAATGAGTTCGATATTATCGCATTACTTGCAGGCATGATCGTAGGTTACGTCATCATAACAATGGGGACGCGCAGATGATGTCCTACGAGCCCAAGACAAAGGCATGTCCGACCTGTGGAGGATCGGGCGTGCTGCGGATCGTTGGCCCTACGACCGAGCCACGCGAGCGCCCATGCCCACGTTGCAACGGAACCGGAAGGGTTGCCAAATGAAGGTTGCTTGCCCAGTCTGTGGGGGCACAGGCAAAGCCACGTGGTGGGAGAAAGACGGCCACGGCGGTATGAAGAAAGTCACGGGGAACTGCCCCAACTGCAAGGGAAGCGGAAAGGTCGATAGATGAATATCATTGTCCGAATGCTTTCAAGCATATTCCCCACTTGCAGCTGTGATGTTTGCGAGTGGGAACGCGATCACCCGAACGACAGTCCTCTAATTACAAGGTGCAGATATGCCAAAAATTAAACCCGGTGAAATGAACTTTGACCACCCGGCCGTCACTGGAACCGAGCGCGGTATCCGCCAGCGTGCGGGCAACGCGGCAACCAAGGCCGGCATCGCCCGCGAATACGGCAATCCCAACATCGGCCGCATGATGGATGCCGAGGCCGAGCGGCTACACAAGCAGGCCGATGATCTGGCGAAGGGGCGCAAGGGCAAATGAGAACGTTCGCCAAACTCATCCTGCTCTATTTCGCGGCCGTCGCCGTGTTGAGCATAGCGAACAACTGGCTCAAGCCTGGTTATGACCAACGCGTGAGGAACGATCAACTTCGCCAATGGGAGTTGCAGGCTAAGGGATACAAATGAACGCCTATAACACAGCAGAACTATCGAGGAAGGTAGACAGTCTTGAACGTCGGTTGGAAGCTTCCGAGAATAGAGAGCGCAAACTATTTGAAGTTCTGCTCAAGTTCGCGAGAATACTTAGAGTGGAACAACATCCACCATCATCAAATAACCATTACAAGTTTGTCGATGAGCTACTAGAATGTGATCCCGATACATGAGCGAGCACTACACCGCCGCTAGGTGGAAGATAGCGTTTACGACATGCTTTGCTCGTATGCGCTATTACAAGAGTTTCCTCAAAGCGAAACACATTCGCGGCGGACTATCACACTGGGATATCCGCATGTGCGAAGTGTTCAACACCGGCTTTCTAGTCGAGGGGGCAAAACCCGATCGCGTCCTAGAGGAAAGCTTAGACATCATCCATTACGAGATGTTCAAAAAATGAGTGAGCTAATTGACGATGTAGTTGATGTTATCGGCGTCGCTGTTCATAACTATGATCGCGCCTGGAATAACGATGACTGGGTCATTCACTACAATACATGTCAGGAGATAGTGAAGCGGCTCACGGATAGCGGCATGTCCGAAACCGCCATCCGCAATATGCTGGTGAACTATCAGCCTACCGTCACGGAGGCATCACCGGCAGCCGAGGACGGCTTGCCCACTGCCTGAGTTGCTGCGGCCGCAATGGGTGTGGCCGTCAACCCACCAGCCACGGCCGGCGTTGTGTTGGCCGTGACGCCTACCGGAAAATAGTCGGGGATGGTGGCGATCACCATGTCTTCAAGCTTGCGGCGCATCTTCTCAGGATCCGGGTAGAACCGTTTCAGGATCCCAGGCGCCGCTTCCTGGGCGTAGTCGGCGGCCACCTTGATAAACCAGTTGTCCACCGTGATCCGCGCCAGCCCGCTGCCTTCCTTGGACACCTCACTCTTTGCCAGCGTCATGGCGTACTGGATCCCTCGGCCGATGATCCCGCGCAACTGGTCCACAAGCGCAGCCTCTTGCTGCGCGTTAAGCAGCGCGGCCCGGCTGTTGAGGAACCGCACCAGGAAACCTGCCACCACGCCGCCCACGATCGTCGCTGCGCCGCCTATCCAGTCAATGACGGCTACGGCAGTGGGCCGCACGTCCACGGTGCTCTGCGCCCACGCTGCGCCGCCTAGCAGCACCATCGCCACCAGGAACGTCAATCCCCATCTCAGTCTCATGTTCATCTTTCAATCTCGGGTTGAGGAATAATAAAACCGCCGCTCATGATGTGGCGAATGCGGCAAGAGACACAGCCACATTGCACCTGCTTGCCGACGCGACCATGAGCCTCAAAAGTCAGAGCCCATATTGCGGCGAGTTGCTCGGCCGATAGAGTTTCTGGAGGCTCTACCATCCGAACAATGCCAGCATGCGCGCCATGATCCCAGGCGCGGCCGGTAGCGGCGCAGGCACCGGCGGCCGATCTATCATCACCTGGTGCTCGCCGGCCGCCTCCAGCTCGGCAATGGCCTTGGCAATGGCCACGGTGCCGCATTGCTGGCTTACCGCCGTCGCACTGTAGCGGCCATCGGCGACATATTTCCCAGCCTGATACTGGTTCGTGAAGCTCCACAGGTAAGGCGAGTTCACGGCCTTGGCGACATAGCCGAACCCGTTATAGCGCTCCCACTCGTAGAGACACCGCTCTATCTCCCAACTGGGCACGCCCTGGAGGCTGTGCGGCGGCATGGTGATGGCGTCGCGCGCGCTGGCTTCCCAGGTGAACGGAGGCGAGCCAGAGGCCGGCCTACCGGCGGGAACGTGCGTGGTGCGCGCGGTGAGCGGATCGCCGTTGTGGAGATGCCCTTTCCAGCTCTGGCCACTCTCAAGGCTATGCACCGCGGCGACCCAAGTCCACGGCATGCCGTGTGCCACGGTCGCAGCCGCGACGTACCGCGCCTTGCTCGCGAGCGCGCGTTGCGCAATGAGCGCGGCGGCCTGTCGCCGCTCCGGCCGCGTGCGCGCCGCGCGCCAGAGATTGCCGTAGCCGACATGGGATTGCTCGTAGTTCATCGGCTGGTGTCACCCTTGTCGCGCATCGTTACGCCAATTCCCCACCCACGTTCAACACGTTGGGCGAGAAAGTCAATGTCCTTCCTCATGGCGGTGCGTGTCTCGCTGTTGACCGCATTGACGACGTAGGTAATGGCGCCGACCGATGCGCCGAACAGCGTCACGGCGCCGACAGCCACGCCGATGCCGACCGAGACGGCGCGTACCCAGTCCGTGGGCTTATTGAATTCTTGGCGCGTCGTGAGCCCGGTCAAGGCAGTCACCACGGCGTCAAGCTTGCTGTCCAGCCCGGTCATTGCCTCGCCCAGGCTGTTGACGCTGCGCTCCACATGGATGAGCCTGTTGCGCTGCTCCATGACTTCGAGCTTTAGGCTTTGCGTGTCGTGCTTTGTCGCTGTTGGCTGCGCAGCCGTTCCCGCCATACCGCCAAGCCCCTTGAAATGCATAAAATAAATCCCCCACGATAGGGGGATTTACCTTTGTTCCCTTACTCGTGCAACCCGTCTTCGCTAGCCGCCGCAAACTGGGCGCGCAGCTCGGCGACTTCCTTGTCTTTGTCTTCGAGCGCGCGGCGAGTATCCGCGAGATCGGCTTGCATCATGACAATGGCATTCAAGGCATTGTCGCGCTGTTGCTGCATTGCAGTCAGCATATCTTGGGCACGCTGTAGCTCTTTGTTCACATTCGCTCCTTACGGTCCGGCGTCTCGCCAAGCACCTGATGAATAGAAATAGAGTTTATTGTTTGTCGTGTTTACCACGATGGGCGCGCGTCCTGTAAATGTTGTTGGCGTTCCTGTTGGCGTTCCCGCGCACGTTGGAACATATAGAAATCCATCTGTTGCATTTGTGGCAATCGCGGCAGTATTTATCAAAACGTTTCCTGCATTCGTAACGCGCAGCCGCTCGACGGCCGCAGCGGCGCCATCCGGCGTTGTCGAGATGATCAGCGCGCCCGGCATGTCGTTCGTGCCCGGCGTGCCGTCCGACCTTCCCTCGATCAAAACGCCGTCAATGAAGCCGGTGCCGTCCGACCCGCAAAAGCGGATGATGCCGAACGTGTCGCTCGCCGTGACCACGGTATGCGCGCCCAGTGTCGCACTGCGCGACTTGGACAACATCATGCTCGGCCCTGTCGCACCATTCGAGAAGCGGCCCACGCCCATGCCGGCCGCGTCGCCGGATATGACTTGCACGCGAGGCGTTAGGCTTGGCCCAAGCGCAACGGCCGCAGTGTGGTTCATCACCAATGGGACTTGCCCGGTGATGCGATCGGTGTAGATTTGTAGCGCTGCTACGGCGTCAACTACAAGGTTCCAAGCATTTAAGCTTGAAGAGAATGTAAGATAATCATTCCCTGTATCTGCGGGAAATCTATCAACGCTGTCAGTATCTACAAGTGCATTACCGTAAATTCGATTATCGGCTTTGAGTGCAATTGCGGCTTGATTTGTATATGTCCCGTGAACAAGATCAATGCCATATTGAATTGGCCCTACGGCTTGGAATGCAACATTCGCAGGCTGTGAACCAATGGATTGAACACGGAAACCTCCCCACCATGCTTTAATGGCGCCGGTTATATTGGTACGGTTCATAACCATATTCCAACCTAACGCAGCAACATCAAACCCATTATCATGCATTTGCGTTTCGGCAGGATTTAAATACACGCCATTTGCACCGGCAAACAATGCACCGGCAAACATAGATAAAGCAGGACTAGCTAAAACGTGCGTTGCGCCCGGTAATGTATTAGCTACAACACCATTAATATAAATACCAAGCATGTCACCTTGGCCAGCATTGGCCATTTGAATTCTAATAGGTGCGCATGCTGTTCTACCATCATTCCCGGACAACTGCTCGTTGTGCCCAGATGAATTGAAAACATTTATATAAATTGGTGACGTTTCTGGATCGGCTTGATAGCCGGTTGCTGGCGTGCCTAGTGTCGCCGAACCAGTAATCCGGTGTTCCATGGCAATTTGCACTTTGGACAAATCGCCGTTGAATGCTGTCGTGACCGCGTCATGATTGCCAAAGCTCGAAGGCGCCGCTTTGATTGCCGAGAACCATGGACCGCGCAGATTATTGGAACTGTCGCGGATCTGACCGCTGCCCCAATATGGTCCGTCGAGATCGCTGGCCGTCAGCGTCACATCGTAAATACCCGATGGGACGAACTTGCGCGGCGCCAATGCATCCGCTGTCGTAACTGCTCCAGTATCGTCGGCACTCCCATTACCGATAGCACCAAAGTCTTTTATACTGAATAAATCAGCCAAGTGATCAACGAGTGGCCTAGATGCAGTGGTTCCAGTAGCCGTTACACTAAAACCGTCGAAATCTTCTTCCGCCATAGTGCCGATGCCAACATAGCGCCATGTGCGCGTGAATGCGCCGAGTGTCGCCGTGATCTGATAGGCGCCGCCAGCCACATGGAACGCGGCGAAGCCGTCCGCATCGGCCGTGATCGGATTGCCCGTCGATACAACACCCGCTCGGTCGCTGAACAAGTTAGCGAGCGGATTGCCGGAAGTCTCTTCGCGCACGGTCACGCTCGCGGCCGGCTGCACATTGCCCGCGTCGTCTACGATCGTCGCTTGCCAGCGTGCGAGCACCATTAGACGTTCCTCCAAATCAAAACGATTATACCGTTGCCGCCGGTTCCGCCGACACCCACACCGCTACCACGGCCGCCACCACCCGCGCCACCGCCGAAAGCACCGCCCGCGCCACCATTCGCCGAGCCGCCACCGCCCGCGCCACCGCCGCCTGGTCCGGCCGCAGTGATAGGAGCAATCGTTTGCGTCCAAATCTGCTCACCGGCGCCACCGGGTCCACCTTCTATACCGTTACCGCCGCCGAACCCACCGCCACCCTCATCACCGCTCGGCGTGCTGCTGTTGCCTCCACCGAAATTGAAACGGTTATTGCCGCCGGGTTGCGTACCAGTGTCGCCGCCATCAAAGCCGCCATCAGCCCCACCACCGCCGCCACCTTCGCCGCCGCCGCCATTTGTTCCACGTGATCCCTCAGCCCCATCGCCATTTGGCCCGGCGGCTCCCCCACCGCCGCCGCCGCCATTGCGCGAGCCGCCGTTGCCGCCGTCACCCGCGTCGCCGCCGGAATGCTTAGTGGTGCCGATACCAGATGCAGACGCACCGCCAGCGCCGCCATCCGTTACCGCGCCCGTAGTGCCTCCCTTGGCCCCTACGCTGGACGCGGCGAGGCTGGCGCCATTGAACCAGGTGTCAGTACCGTTGACGCCGGCCGCACCACCTACACCCACATGATAGGTGAGCATCGCGCCCGGTGTGAGCACCTTGTTGACTATGGCCGAGTACGCACCTGCACCGCCGCCGCCGGCCGCCAAAACCGCGAATATAGGCGTACCGCCGCCGCCGCCGCCGCCGATCGTGTGAATGGAATTATCGGCGTCGTTCCATGTCGCGGGAACTTCAAACGTTGTGCCGCTCAACAGGAACACCACGTTCACCAGCGCCGGCAAGTCGCCGCTCGCAAGCATCTCTTCCGCTTCGACCTCGATGCGGTCACTGTAGATTGCAATCTGCGTGACCTGGATCAACGCAGGAATGGCCTCGCCGAGCGCGTTTTGGCTTGCCCACCACCTTAGCGTATATCCCGTCACCAGGCTGATGAGTTCGCTCGGCGCAACTGAAAACTTGAAGTTCCGCGGCGGATCTTGGAAGCGGGAAAGCTGGATAGCATTTAGCCGCTCGGCCGCGTTCTCGGTCTCGATCCATGTTCCATCGATCTTGACGATTTGCGATGAGCCGTATTCGTCTTCCTTCTCCAGGTTGACGCTCGCGAGCGCGGCGCGGAAGTTGTCTTCCTTGGCCCCCAGGTTAGTAGGGTCACGCGTCCCGTAATATGTCCAAATCTGAGAGATACGCGTCGCCGGTTGCTCCTTCACGCGCATCGATCCGGCGATAATGTTGTCCTCATCGAACGTCGCGGTATCCGTGGAGATCTCGCGCAGGACGGCCAAGCCGATCTTAAGCGCGCGATCGTCCCACCACACCGCAAGCGCGGCTTGCTCGATCATCTCGGCCACCAGCTGGTTGACGCTCGTTGGCTCCGTGATCGTCCGTGCGTAGATCACGCCGAGGTTTGCCGACGTCTCGGCCTGCCATGTAGCGAGATCGATGTAAGACGGATCCACGCCGGCGTAACTGGTCAAAAGATCGTAGATGATATCGGCCGCATCATCGCCCGTATAGCGCAACACCAATTGGGCGCGGTCGCCAGCATCATGCGCCGAGGCGATCGACCCGAGTTGACCGCGCACGATGGTCAGCACATCGCCCGCGCGCGTGAAGCTGACCACCTCCCGACCGCCAAGCGACACATGACCAGATGCAGGATATTCCGCATTACCAATCCCCGACGGTGAGAGCGTTGCCGTGGTCGTGCTGATGTTGATGGAACCGGCGAGCGATCCGTTCGACAGCGCGGGCGCCTGGGCGCGATCATCGTCAAGGAACTTGAGGATGTCCTTGCCCTCGATCACATAGGCGCCGCTGTTCGGATCTGGTCCGGCGCTCGCATCGATCAGGTAATGACGAATATCCATGTCGGCCAGCGCTTGGCCAACCGAGCCGCGAATGATCCGCATCGGGCAACCGCGCAACGTGGTCCCATACCGCCCGCGCCATTTCCCCCAAAACGTTCCTTGGCTGTACGGCTCGCCGTCGAAGATGTGACGATGATCCATGAACGTCACAGAGATCTTTGCCCGCTGGCCCAGGTCTTTACCGAGCGAGACGAGCATGGGCGTGAAGCTCACGGACGAGATAGACGGAATGCAATCAATCTCTGGTGGCAAGTAATCCGTTGGCAACGCAAAGCGGAATGTGCTCGTGGGCTGTGGGCTAGCAATTGCGAACGATGGCACATCGATCTCGACATAGGTAAGCGCGAACATTAAATGACGCCTTCCATCTGGAAATCGATTTGCATCATACCATTGTTGCGCTGGTTCTTGGGTATCGCATCTTGCGACAACCAAGCGTAGCCGATCTCATTGGGATAACTACTCGGCCGCCATGCAAAGAAAAATGGGATTTCCTCGGCCGCCAGAACGAACGGCGCCATATATGTCCGGTACCAGTCCGGCGTTAGGTTTTGCAACGAGACTTGCGTGCCCACCTTGCGGCCGAGCACGATCCTGCCGAGGAAGTTTCCGCTCACGCTACGGTTGGATACCGGCATGATAGCGCGGCCCATGGTAATGGGCGTGTGGCCAACATACATGCGGCGCTGGAGAACCAGGAGTTCACCGGCGTAGAGCACGGCCGCAGTCGGCGCCGCGCTACCGGGTTGCAGGCGAAGCCGGACGGCCGCGTAGGCGAGCTTGGGAAACCGGAACAGCGCAGGACCATCGCTCGGCAGGATCACCGGCGCAATCAGTTCCTCCCAACTATCAGGGCTTGCATCAATATCGAGAAACTCGACGCTAACCGCAATCTGCGCCGTAAAGAAATTATGTCGCGCAAATGCAACATAGTCGATAGCTTCCACATCATTGTTTGTTATCGTCAAATATTCATCGTCTTCCGGCGAAGATACCAGCCCCTTCCAACGAAGATGTGTTGCCGGATTAGTGAGATTGATTACCGGAAAATCTGGATCTTCCGTTGTCGATGTAAGGTTCGCAGGCACAACGATGTTATCATAACCGATCAATGGATTATCGGCCGTGATAATACCGCCACCCGAGATGACATCGGATATTACAACACTGGACGAGATGACAATGCTCATTTGATTAACACCTGTCCGCCGTCTTTCTGATATGCAATCAATACATTAGCCAGTTCACGAACCTGACCGCCGCTATACTTGTCGCTGTCATTGATACCTTGGATCGTGAGCAGTTGTGGCGAGTTGCCCGCACCGCCGCCACTGTTGGCCGAGGCACCGCTTGACGAACTTCCGCCGCCACCCGAGGACGACTTAGACGTACTGCGGATATTGGCCACCTGGGCGAGGCCGGCCGCGACCACGGCCGCCGCAGCCGCATAGTTGAATGGAGGCGGGTAAGCGGCGAGTGCCTTGGTGGCTCCCTCGAATGTGTTGATCAGCGCCGAGGCAATGGCCACGCCCTTAGAGTGGTCGAACACCTTCTCCAGATTGCCAGCAATGTTCGATGCCATGCTCGCATAGGCGCCGACAGCAACGAGCGTCGCTTTCTGCATCGCTCGACCATAGGTATCCGCATCGATCGCGCCAGCCTGCAACAAACGATTGAGCTTTTCTTGCTGCGTAATCATCAGTTCTTCCGGCGTGGAGATGTCCTGAATGATCTTCAAGCCCTCACGCCGCAAGGTATTGTAGCGGTCCAACTCCTGGTTCATCTGGCGTTGCGCGTCGCGCTCGGCCGCGAGGCGCTTTGCCTTCTCGTCATCCGTTTCTTTGATGTCGGGGAGCTTGTCTGTCGGCGGCGCCGCGTTCGGCCCCATCGCGCCGCTTGTCGTGCGGTCAAGCTCACCTTGCGCGATGGCGAGTTGCTGATTGATCGCGTCGAGTTGCCCCTGTCGCGTCTTAACGATGTTTTCCAGGCCCACGGCGCCCGGTTGCTTGGCGAGCCGTTCCTGTGCATCGGATAGGGCGTTCGTGGCGTCAGCGGCTTTCGTGGTCAGGCTCTCGACGGCTTGGGCGGCCGTGGTGGTGAACGCGCTTTTGATCGCCTCGCTGATGCCCTGGATTGAGACGATCACCACCCGCGCCACATCGACAAGGCCGAGCAGCAATGGCGTGACCAGGATCACCGCGTTTTTGAGCGTGACGCCAAACGCTTCCGAGCTTTCATCCACGGCAACCGTGAGCAGGCGGATTGCCTCGGCGAAGTCGGTTCCAACTTTGACGGAAGCGCCAGACATCACCAGACCAAGGCCGGCGGCCTCGGCTGACATCTTGGTAATGCCCGCACTGCCGTTCGACAACAAGCGGGTAAGCTGTTCTGTATTTGCACCGAACGCCGCGTTTGCCAACTCGCTGCGCTTGGCCTCAGTTGTCAATTCATTGTAATGATCGGCCAGCAACTTGAGCGCTGCTACAACGTCGGTTGTGCTGCGAAGTGTCGTTAGAAACGCCGCATCGTTTTCTTTCAGCTTATCAACAAGTTCGCCGCTTCCATCATGCGCTTCCTTGAGGCGATCTTTGAACGTCTTCAACGTCTCGTTAAATGCCTCATGATCGAGCCCGGCTTGACGTGCGACGTGGCCGAGTTCTTGCAACTGCGTCGAGGTCACGCCGATATCGTCGGCCGTTTTGGCTAGGTCGTGCAAGCTGTCGGCGACCTTCACGATACCGGCGATTGTGAAGCCTGCGCCGATTGCGGCTATCCCACCCTTCAGCGCCGTGCCGATCAGGCCGCCCACATTGGTCGCAGTGGCCGCAAGCGACTTGATGGTGTCCTCGGCCTTGCCCACGCCCTTGACGAAGTCGGCCGCATCGAAGCCGAGCCGAACGCGCAACGCACCAATTTCGCTTTCAGCCATCGCCGTATGCCTCGTAATAAATGTCCGCTACGTCATCCTCGGACATGCCGCCGCAGTATTCTGGCGAGGGTTTCAGATGATCAAGCCACCACCATATTTCTATAGGCTGCATTGACCAGAAATCCGAACGGATTACGCGGCTTGTGCAGACTAGCGCTTGGTATGCGCCCCTGACTGTTTTTCCTTGGTGCGCCCGCGAGGCGCGCGGGCGTTTCCCCTTGCTGGTGCCTCGACAACATCGGCCGCAGCCGCGAACACGGAAGGCGGTATCATCATCACGAGCAGCGTCTCGACGGCCCGGCGGATCTGTGATGACAGGTCACCGGCGAACATGCCGGCGTAAACCTCATCATCGCTCACGCTCGCGCCAGCGTAGCGAAGGATATCCCCATACGTGCGCGACAACGTAGTAAGCGAAAGCTTTTTACTGTTTACCGCGTCAGCAAGATCTTGAAACGTGAAGTATTCTTCAATGATGGCGATAGCACCAAGGATGCGATTTGGCGGGATGGTGTAAGTCTGATCTCCCCAATCTAACTCGACTTGTTTAAATATCACTTTCCTATCGCTTTCTGTATTTCAGACCATAATTCATTTTTGACATCGCTAAGCAATTGATCCTTGCCCGCGTCCCATGCCGGCCGCATGAAAGGTTGGGCAGGAAGACTGGACGTGCCGAACTCTTGCAAAGTGGCTTGAGGTAGCGCACCCGCTCCGGCGTATATGTTGACGTTGTCACCCTCACCACGAGCGAGCAAGTATTGACGACGAGATAACCTTGTCGATACTTTGATAGAACGCTTCAACTTCCCGGACCGTCGAGGGGCAAGCGACCGAGCTTTGTCGGCGATCGGCGCAAGCACCTTCCGGCCGACCCGCTGGAGCGTGCTGCGCTGCACGCCCTTTGGAAGCTCTTTGAATTTGGCGAGCAGCTCGGCAAGCCCCTCGATCCTGAGTTCGTCCATGGCTTAGGCCGGGCTGCCAGGCGTGTAAGTGACCGTGCCGCTACTGTTGAGCGTCGCCTCAAACGTCATGGCGTCCTTATAGCTCGCGGTTTCCTTGAAGCTGGCCATGAAGAACGTACCCGTCAACGTCGCGCCATCGGGGAAGATCAGCGTCAACGCCTGCATCCGGTTTGTCGAAGACGCGCCAGCGAACCAATCGTTCTTGAGCCGCGCGTTCTTCGTCACTCCGTTGATGCTGATGTTGACCTGGTTCTCGCCCGCGATGGTGAGAAGCGTGCGCCATCCGTCATCCTCATCGCTGGTGATGTCGATCGGCTCGCCGTTGAGTTCGATACCCTTCTCGCGCACACCAGGAATTTCCACCTGTGGGCTGTCATCGCCCCACAGGAACGTAACTTGTCTGCCTGCAACTGCGACCATCTTAGACGCTCCTGCTCAAAACGATGAAATCCATAGAAACCCTATACTCGTACGCGGCTTGATTTGCACCACCCTCGCGCAAATCGCGCACGACGTCGAGCGAGATGTAAGGGAAGTTCGTGTCCTCATATCCCGAGATCTGGGCACGCACCTCGCGCGCTACCGCCGTCGAGGCCGAGAAGCTGCTCGCCCAGGTGTCAATCTGGACGCGAACTTCGTCCAGCCCCACCTCGCCTTCATCAGCATACAGCGGCCCACCTGACACCTTGTTGAGCGTCACGGCAGGTAGCGCGGCGGCCTGCTCGCGCGATCCCCAATTCATGCGAGTGCCCACCAGGGCAACAAGCGGGCTGCTCGCTTGCAGCACCGCCAGCAACAGCTCTTCCATTACGTGGTCTCCACCGCCGCGATGTCATCGCGAGCAACCGTGTCAATCTCGATCCAGCGGCGCCGTTGCTTCTGACGAACGCCGGTGATGTTGTAAGTGCGGCCGTCGAAAACGATGCGATCGAGCGGATTGAGCGTCGCGAGCGTGGGGCTATAGCGGACCGTGAAGCGCGTCGAGAGTTGCGCACCCACCTCCTGGGCGCGGAACGCCTCACCGGCGGAGACGTCGGCGCGTTGTGCCTTGCGCTGGGCTAGCGTGGTCCAAGCCTCCACGCCTTCGCCCAAGCCGTTACGCTCGATCGTGACGCGCTGCAAGGTGATAACGTCCGTGAGTATCGCCGCGCCTGTCATAGCCCCACCGCCTCGGCACAAAAGCCGCTTTCCATTTCTTCCCGCGAGTATTGGCACCAGGCGAGCCGCGCCGCCCATGCCGATCGGTCGGGAAACGCTAGTCTGTCAGTTGGCACAATATCATGAGCCGCAATATCCCACACCATGCTGCCTGGATCCATGGCCACGGTCGCGCGGCCGGCGAGCACCGCATCCACGCCGCTGTTGCTGTTGAAGGTCACCACCAGACCGGCATTGTCGAGCACCTCGGCGAGGCTACCGCGCGCCTCCTTCATTCCGTGACACTGGCCAACCACACCTCGCGCGCCTGGGTGCGGCCGAAACCGCACGTCGTAGCCGGCGGCGATACAGCCGGCCGCCGCCGTCCGATACCAGTTCCCAATGTTGACGTGCTTCACGCTTTGGTCGCCGAGTACCTGCCCCATGATCACCGCCGGACCGCGCCGCGTCGAGAAGTCTGCCCACGGCCACATGATGAGATCCAGCTCGGCGAACCGCTCAATGCCGACACCCGGCGGGATGACGAACCGGCCGCGACCGTTGAGCCCACCGCCAAAGCTAACGCTGGTCATGGTGAAGCGGTCGCCCAGATAGCCGCGCTCCAGAATGCACACCTCGCCGCCGGCCGCTTGCTGTTGGCCGATGGCCACCTTGTTGCGCACGCCCCACATCACAATGAGATCGGCCGGCTTGTAGCTGGTGCTGACTTCCACGCGCCAGCCGCACCGCGCCAATCCCTTGGCAAAGGATCCGCCGAAGCTGGCGTGATGCGGCAAGCTCTCGTTGGCGATGATGACCGCTCTACGCTGCATGCGTAACCTCGTGGTGCTTAAACGCCTTGATTGCGCTGTTGGGATTGCAGTTGATCACCTCGATCCCTGCTCGCTCATAGTGCCGCGCGACCCGCGTGAAGCTGTCCACCACCTCACGCACCGCCTTACGAGGAAACGGCTTGTCGTCAAAGAAGTAGCTGTAAGGCTGGTGGAAGTCATAGCCGTAGAGGTAGATGCGCTCAGCGCCGAGCGCTGCGGCGAGGTTGATGGCGACATATCCTGAGCAGCCCGGCGTGGTGCCTGGTCCGCTCGACAGCGTAGCGCCGTCGAGCATCGGCATTGCCTGGGCAACCCGCCGCCACAGCTGGACGCGCCAGCCTTCAAAGTGGTGGAAATTCTTATGGTAGGTGCAAATGTGCAACTCGGTCGAACTGGGCAAGCGGGTAATGCGCTCGCGCGCGGCGCGGGCGTAGTTGTGATCCAGGGTGAACCAGGCATGGCACGGCTTGAGCAAGCCGGCGTCGTTCACGCCGATCACCAGGCCGGGCAACTGCTCCGTATCGAGATCCTTCGCCGATGGGCCGCCACCGATGATGCACGCGATCATGCCCACACCTTCTCGGCAAACCGCAGGCCGAGGCCGAGCCGCCGCGCCATGCTCTCAAGCAATAGCCGCTCGGCGATATAATCGTGATTGCCTTCCTTCGTCGCGCCGGCCTTGTAGCCGTCCATGCCCCAAAAGCCGCCGTGCGCCTGATAGGTGGGCGAGAAGGCGGCGTCAGGGGCGAGCGCGACACCGGCGGCGATGTTGTCGAACCCCACCAGGATGAGTTCGCCGCCGGGCGCCGCGTTCTCCATTGCCCAGCACGCCGCGATACCGCCGCGCGTGAGTTCCCAGTTCCCCGTCTCGCCACAGCCCTCGATACCGGCCGCACGGCCTTCCTGCTCGATCCACCGGCTATGCTGCTCGACGGTAATGGAGCGCTCTGGCAACGTCGAGAACGTCCCGCGCGGGCAATTGAGGATGGATGCTACCCATGCCTCGGCCGGCATGCGGCGGTTATGCTCGCGCCATTGCTTGATAATCTTGGGATGCGTTTCGATTATGCCGACGTCGTAGCGCTCGCCGTAATCGGCCGGATCCTGCCAATCCCAATTCCACATGCGCACGACGCGGTCACAAGCGTCTATGCGAGTTCCCCAACCTCGGCCCTCGGGAGATCGGCCGTGGCCGATGATGGCCGTGGTTCCTGCCAGGCTTTGACGTGATTGAAGCCGTGCAAAGTTCCGTCTGTATTGCAATTGCTGCACGGATTGATCCCCTCGCGGCCCGCGAATAGCTGACGCCGCCGCTTGTGCATAGCTGGAGATGTCCAGATTTCCCAAAGACTTTGATGCACCAAGTTGCCGTAGCGAACGCGTTTCGACCAATCTTGCACACAAAGCAGCACGTCCCCATTCCAGTCCACAGTCATTTGATAGGCGAGATAGTGACACGGCCGCTCCGGCTGTACCGCATCTTGCTTACCCACCGTCACGGCTCCCGCGCGGTTTGTCAGCTTGAGCCCGAAACCATCTTCCTCGGTGTGCCATCGATCGCGCAGAATATAACCGTCACCCTCGACAAGCCCGGCGCCGTCGAGCATCGCCTTGAACCTGAGCACCTGGTGCGGCCCGTCATACATGCTCACGACGATGCAATCGAGCCCAAGGCGCGCGAGATCGCGGGCGCCGTCCTCGGTCAATCTGTCGCCGTTCGTCACCAGCTCGACGCGCCAGCCGTGGCCGCACAGCTCGGCGACGATGGCGAGGAAGGCCGGATGCAACATCGGCTCGCCGAACCCGCACAGCACAACGGCGCCCTGGAAATCGAGGCCGAGCAGTTCCGTGCGGATCCGCTTGACCAGGCCGAGCGGCATGTGAAGCGCCTGGTTCGGATAGGTCGCGGCGTCAATGCGCGGGCAGAAGACGCAAGGGCGCTTGCTACCGGCGGAACGGTTGCACAACTCCGTCAGGTTCAAATCGATCCAGCTCGGCATAGGCGAGCCGCCAGGCCCTGTCTGCACGTCGTCAATGAACCCCGACTTGCGGCGCAGGTTCGCCTTTGTTGCCTCGGTCAGCGCCATCACGCAACCTTCGCCAGCTTGCGGAAGATCATCAACCCGTCATGCAGGCCCCCGAGCGCATCCTCGCGGTAGCGGGCTTCAAGCAACTGCAAGCGCGGCCAATGGGAGAACGCCTCCACCGCGCCGCGAAAGCCGTTGATCGTCTTGAGCGCATAACGCTGTTCGCCAATCGGCAAGAAGGCTTGATGCACAACAAATAAACCGCCGTCCGCAAGCATACCCATACTGTTATCAAGCGACGCAAGGAACTTCTCGTAAGGCTCTGCCACATACCAAAGCATTTGCGACCAGATGACTATATTGAATGCATGCTCAAATGCCGGAACAGGTTCGGATATGTCAGCATGAATAAATTGCATGCTCGGATGGATTGCAGCGGCCTGTTGCAATGCGGCTATACTTATATCCATCCCGCTCCACTTGCCGCCGCACTCGCTCCAAAGCTGGGCGAGCACATGACCGTGACCACAACCGATCTCTAGCCCCTCGACGCGCTCGCCGAGCATGCGGTTCAAACGGCCCATGAGGTGGTCACGCGCCCAGCGGTAATAGGGCGCGCGCTCGCCGCTCGTGGCGCTCTGTCCCCACGGATCCGCATCAGTTTCGTAAAGCCGCTCGAAGTCGCCTACGAACTGGAGCGTGCCGTTCTCAAGTTCTTGGAATACCGTCATAAACGCTCCAGAATTTCTGCATCAGTTCGATGCTACCGCATGTGACCATGAAATAGCCGCCGTCGAGCCCGGTCACATTGCGCATTAGCACGCCGCGCGCGGCCATCTGCTCGCATATGCCGGCCGGATCCGGGTATTCCACCAGGACGCTATTGCCATGCAACCCCCACGCGGGCAAGCCAGACATTTGGAACTGACGACGCAACCAATCACGGCCGCCGATCACCTCGCTTGTCCAGCCTTCCACCTCAAGCCAGTTGTCCATAAGCACACGAGCGGTTGCCATCGATAGCGCGCCCACTTCGCCGCTCGGCCGGATTGCGTCCAAATAATCGAGCGTCGAGCGTGCGCCGACAGCATAGCCAAGGCGGATGCCGGCCGCGCCGAACGCTTTAGAGAAGGTTCGCAGCACGGTCAGGTTTTTGAACTGGGCATGGCCGCCAATAGCGCTCTCGGCGCCGAACCCATGATAAGCCTCATCGACGGCAACCCATGTGTCGGGAAGCCGT